AAGTAAAAAACAACCTATTACTTAAAAATATTGGTCCTAAAACAAAGAATCAGGAGACTGTATTTCGAGACTTTTCCAGCGGTAAACACTTACTCATACACGGACTACCCGGTACAGGAAAATCATTCATTTCCCTTTACCTGGCACTAGAAGAGATACAAAAATATAAAGAATACAAGAACGTCACGATCATCAGATCAGTGGTGCCATCAAGAGAGATGGGATTCCTTCCAGGAACAATCAAAGAAAAATCAAAAATATACGAAGCACCCTATCAATCCATCTGCAATGAGCTATATGGCCGTGGCGATGCTTATGATATACTCAAATCAAAGAACATCATTGACTTCCAGACATCTTCTTTTCTAAGAGGATTGACATTGGACAATACTATCATTATAGTAGATGAATGCCAGAATATGACTTACTCAGAGCTATGTACTATCATTACTCGAGCAGGCAATAATGCCAAGATCATCTTCTGTGGAGATTATAGACAGACTGATCTAAAATGGGATGATGAGAAGATTGGAATATTCCACTTCATGACCATCCTGAACAAGATGACCAAGTACTTCTCATGTATCGAATTTGAAGAACAAGACATCGTGAGATCAGGATTAGTAAAAGACTTTATTATTAAAAAAGCTCAATATGAAAACCCTAAATTTAGAATCGTACCTATGAATGCTGGAAACTTTACTGAACAATCGAAAGCATTTCACTAAAAAACCTTATTGCGAAGACAGTGATAATGTGCTTGGTGAACAACTAGAACAAGTCAATACTGACTCCGGCAGGTACTACAAGACCCCTGCCGGAGTCCTTTACCCTTCTGTTACTACAGTGACAGGATTGATGGGTGCTGATGCTATCAAAGCATGGCGAGCTCGTGTGGGTGAACAAGAAGCAAACAAGATAAGCTCTGCTGCATCCAAGCGAGGAACTCGCATACATCAGCTCTGTGAAGATTATATCGATGGATCAGAGATAGATCCTAAAGATTATGACTATAATGATTTCATCAACTTCACGCTGTTAAAGAAAGTCATCGATGATAATATAGATAACATCCACATGCAAGAGGTCAGGTTGTATTCTGATTATCTCAAGCTGGCAGGTACTGTTGATTGTGTTGCTGAGTTTAAAGGTATGCTTTCTATCATAGACTTCAAGACAGCAAAGAAACCAAAGAACCGAGAATACATCACTAACTATTTCTGCCAGGCAGCAGCATATGCAATCATGTACGAAGAACGCACAGGTATTCCTGTCAGCAAGATAGTAATCATCATATCAGTAGACGATGATGAAGTGCAAGTATTCGAGGATAGAAGAAATCATTATGTCACGCAATTATTAGAAGTACGTGAAAAATATAGGTTGACATATAACGTATAATACACTACTATAAATACTATGCTGATGTCGTTGACATCTAATGGAATAGGCAAACTGGACGGGGGTTCGAAACCCCCCACCTCCACCATGGATACACTCTAAGTAGCAGGACAACATGTTTCGGACTGCGGGTCAGGCGAGGCTGGTGAGTGTATCTTTGATGGGGGTGAATGGGATCGACAGGTGCAATAAAGATAAGATCGAGACTGAAGCAAAAAAACTAAATGCAAGAACTGCATCTAATGACAATGTTCCTTATTCCGCAATGAAAATTGCTGCTTAAGAATTGAGTCTGGGGTATGAGCTCCACCCTATCAAACAACGGGCTCACCTAATATTTGGAGTGAACATGATATATGGGTTATATAAACTTTTTGAGGAAATAATGGCATTTACATTGAATAGGAACCCTCCTAACGAAGAAAATGAGGATCAAGAACAACCCGAACCTAATGTCAGTTTGTTCTCTAAGATTGCCAATAAGAAAGAGACTGTCAATCATCCTGAACACTACGGCGGCAAGGAAAATCCTTACGAAGCGATCAAGGTAATACGGGCCTGGGAATTGGGATTCTCGCTGGGAAATACGCTCAAGTATATTGCTCGTGCAGGAAAGAAGGATTCTTCTAAGAGGATCGAAGATCTGCATAAAGCCATGTGGTATCTACAAGAAGAGATCAATAGCGAATACGAAAAACTCGCTAAGTGAACTGACACAATCAACACACAACAGGAGACTATAACATGACTAAGACACCATACGCAGGAGACTATAACATGACTAAGACACCATACGAGATCCGCCTAGATCTATTGAATTTTGCACAGAGCCAACTTACGGGTCAGTACTACGCTGATCTAGAACGTGCTCGCGAGATCTTTGATCAGGCAGAGCGTGAGACGGTGATCTCACGGCTGGGATATCCAACTAAATCTGACATCTTGCTATTGGCAGAAGATCTCAAGAGTTTCGTTGACAATAAGTAATAGATTAAAGGAACTCAATGCAGTTAAATAACATCAAGTCATCATCAGATTTTGTGAAAGAGATAACACAGCTAGTATCAGATAAAAATATCGGATTCTTTGATGCTGTCATCTATTATTGCGAGACACACAATATCGAAGTAGAAACTGCAGCTTCGATGATCAAACAAAGCACAATATTGAAATCCAAGATCCAATATGAAGCTGAAGAACTAAATCTGATGCGAAAGACAGCGCGACTGCCGATATGAAACCATTTGAAGCCTATCAACTTTATTCAGCTGTAAAGAATCATTTTACGACTGAGTCATATGATTATTTTAAATATCATGGTAAAGTAAACGCATCAGAACATACATTTGAAACTCGTAAAGACAAATATATGTTCTACAAATTATCCAAGCATGAGGATCCTCTGACTTTTTTGGTTGCTAATTTTGCTGAAGGTAAAAAAGTATGGGTGGGAGATATGTTTGGAATAGATAAAGATTACATCTATAATGATTATTTACGCAGAAAACAGTCTCTGACTTATATCTTTCAATCGGATATCGATAATCTTTTGGAAGATTTTGATTCCAATTTTAAAGTAGATGATGGTGATTATCCCCATCTACTTAAACTTCTTACTCGTAAAAAGATAACCAAAGAAACATTCATCATCATTCAGGATTGTGTTCGTTTCTTTGGCTCTTGGAACAAGAAGATTGCAGATCCGGTTCTATGGCCAGCTATAGCCATGAACTGCAAGAAATTTAGGCCTTTCATGGAATATGAAAGGTCTAAATACTGTGACATGCTAAGAAAGAAATTTTCTTGACTTGTCATAAAACACTCTATACTATTAATAATACGATATACATCGTCATACATCATACAACGGAGAATATACATGACTATTAATTTTGAAGCACTCAAGCAGAATCGCAAGTCTTCTTTCGATAAGCTAACCACTGAACTTTCCAAGCTCAGCCAGAATCCCAATCAGGAAGGCAGCAACAAAGACGACGACAGGTTCTGGAAACCAGACGTGGACAAGGCCGGCAACGGTTATGCAGTTATTCGCTTTCTTCCGGCTCCTACAGGAGAAGATGTTCCTTTCGTACGTATCTGGGACCATGGGTTTCAGGGTGCTGGCGGTTGGTACATCGAGAAGAGCCTGACAACTATTGGCCAGGCAGATCCAGTTTCTGAATACAACTCAAAGTTGTGGAACTCTGGTGTGGAAGCCAACAAGGCCATCGTGCGCGCACAGAAGCGTCGTCTGAGTTATTACTCGAATATATTTGTGGTCAAGGATCCTACTCGTCCTGAAAACGAAGGTAAGGTATTCCTTTACAAGTATGGCAAGAAGATCTTTGATAAGCTCAACGAAGCAATGCATCCACAGTTTGCAGATGACGTAAAGATCAATCCTTTTGATCTCTGGGATGGCGCGAACTTTAAATTGAAGATCCGTCAAGTAGAAGGTTATCGTAACTATGACAAGTCAGAGTTTGATAAGCCAGGTCCATTGTTTGCGGATGATGCAGATCTTGCAAAGAATATTACCAATATACATTCTTTGCAGGAACTTGTTGATATCAAGCACTTCAAGTCGTATGCTGATCTCAAGGCAAAGTTGGAAAAGGCATTGGGCGCAGCTGCATCTGCTCCGGCAACTGCAGCACATCATGAAGAGGAAGAAGTTTTTCAGATTCCTCAGAAATCAGCAACCATGAAGGAAGCTCCTACAGCAGCCGCACCCTGGGATGAAGAAGATGATGATCTCAGTTTCTTTAAGAAACTTGCTTCTGAGTGAGGTTTACGGATAAGCTCCGATAAACGGATACAAAAGTCTATCT